TTCATGAGGGCGATCTGCTTCGATGCTATAACTGCCACGCAATCAATCGAATTCCGTATCATGCCTAATTACGAATACGAATGTGATGGCGAGGGGTTGAGTATTGTATTGGATCTTCCAATGAAGCACGAAATCCCTTGTTGTCAAGTATGTGGGGCTAAATTAAGGCGTGTCTATTCAGCAGTTCCTGCAATCTTTAAGGGTAAGGGATGGGCTGGTAAAGGTGGTTAAATTTAAGTGCAATGGCTGCTCGGGCAACACCGAATTTATTTGGCTAGATGGTTATTCCACAGCTCATGGATTTCGTGTCTATCAATGCTTTAAATGCAATTGCATTGGAACAAAGAATCTAGCAGAAGCAACTGACACTCAAGAGCCTGTCATTCGATGCACTAAATGCGGGTCTTGGATGTTCGTAGATCAGGAGTGCCATACATGTGCGCTAATCATGACGAAATAACACACAACATTAATTGGGTTTATCAAAACAAGCTGCGTGAGAAATGGCTACTTGATAACCCAAATGCACAATACATAGGTTGGATGTCGATATGAGTGTTGCCGGATACGATGAAACTTGGATTGATTTAATGGGAGTGCGTATCATGACTTGCCGTCTGACCTGCGGTTATGGTGATGGATTAGGAATCGTATGATACCCTTAAATGCAAATTCGCTTTCAGAGCGAAAGGGCGATCTGCGAAGCAGAAAGATCGCAAGGTTTGGTTTGGTGATATCTCTGTTCATAGCCTTAAACATAGGCTTATTAAAAGATTATTCCGTTGCTTCATTAGATAAAACTAATCATTACAGACAATGGGCTTTCATACAGCTTAATGACTTAGATCAATTCTATTGTTTAGATGAATTAAATTTTAAGGAATCAAGATGGAATCCTAAAGCCAAGAATGGTAGTCATTATGGTATTCCTCAAGGTAGATCCAAATGGTTAGCAACAGTTGATGGATACAAACAGATTGATTGGCAATTAAAATACATTAAGAAGCGATACGATAATCCTTGCAATGCATTACAACATCATAAGATTAAGGGATGGTATTGAGTAAGTCAGCTTTAAGATCAACAGGATCTACAAGGCAATGGAGAAAGATAAGAGAACGCATCCTGCGATCTGGTCAGTTCCTGTGCGTCTATTGTGGGCAAGAGGCTGATACTGTCGATCATGTGATACCTCGTAGGCTGGGTGGAAATGATAGTGATGACAACCTTGTTCCTAGTTGCAAAAAATGTAATTTATCTAAGGGTGGGCGGTTTTTTGTCAGCAAGAGAACACCACCGACCCCCCGTTCCTTTTCTAACCCACAAAACACCTCGATCGCTCACGATCAGACTGAATCGCTTTGATCAATTTACAAACTGGAGAGATCTTAAGTGATCCGACCTATTCAGGATTAGGAGGTGTGCAAACTCCTCGTATTCATTCAAAACTGACTGATTTACCTTCAAAAGGTCAAGACATGATCGATCTTGCTACCGAACTTGGGATCAACCTCATGGAATGGCAACGCTTCGTCTGCATTCATGGGCATAAGGTGCGTGAGGATGGCAGATGGGCTCATTCTGAACTTGGTTTAATTATGGCACGCCAGCAAGGTAAGAGCACTTTGATGATGCTCCGGATCTTGACAGGAATGTTTGTGTGGGGTGAAGGATTGCAACTTGCCTCAGCTCATAGACTTACAACTTCACTTGAAACATTTAGACAGATTGTTGGCTTAATTGAAACGCATCCCAAGTTGGAAAAAGAAGTAAAGAAAATCCGATGGCAACATGGTGCTGAGGAAATTGAATTATTTGGCAATAGGCGGTTCGTTGTAAAGGCTGCTAACAATGCAGCTAGAGGTTTAAGCAAACCTGAAACTATCCACCTTGATGAGTTGCGTGAATATAAAGATGAGGATGCTTGGTCATCAATGCGTTATTCCATGATGGCTGCTAAAAATCCGCAAGTATGGGTTTATTCATCAGCAGGAGATCAACATTCCGTAATCCTAAACAAATTGCGTGAGAGGGCGTTGGCTTCAGCTACAACCAACGATCCGATAGGTTGGTTTGAGTGGAGTGCAGAACCGGATGCTCCGATTTTGCTTCCGTCAGGCGAAATTAATTGGAGTGCATTCGCTCAAGCCAATCCATCATTGGGAATCACAATTCATCCAGATAACTTAAAAGCAGTCATTAATGATCCTCCAGATATTGTGCGAACTGAAGTTTTGGCTCAATGGGTAGATACAATTAATTCAGCGATTGATGCACAAAAGTGGGCATTGTGTCAGACTGATCCGATACCTTTAGATCCTGAGAAAGAAACTTGGTTTGGATTAGATTTAAGTCCAGATCGTAAATTTGGAGCATTGGTTGCAACTCAAAAACTATCAGGCGAAAGATTCAATTTAGTTTTACTCCATACTTGGTCTAATGATTATTCAATAAATGATTTAGCGGTTGCAAACGACATTGCGCCATATGTAAGAAAATATAATGTTCAGACTGTTGCTTACAGCAAAAGAACAGCTCAAGCGGTTGCCAGTCGGCTAGTTCCAGCAGGCATCCCAATTACTGACATGGATGGGGCTATTTATGCAGAAAGTTGTGATCGTTGGCTTGGGGCTATAAACAGCCATCGTTTGCAACATGGTGGGCAAGAGGAATTAACTCAACAAACATTATCGGCTGCTAAATTGCCATACGGAGATGGATCTTGGATTATTGGCAGGAGAGCGAGCAGGGTCGCTGTTTGTGCAGCTGTGGCTAGTAGCCTTGCAACTTATTTTGCGACACAAGTAGAAACGGAAATTGATATTCAAGTCGGATAAATTGCATTTATGGTATATTATGTGCTAATGGGATTATTTGATCGTTTTAACACAAAGCCAATAATTACAGCAACAACCGATGTGGCTGCATCTTATGCGCCTTATAATTTGCAAGCTGCTGTTGGCGGCATATTTTTTGGAACACAATCTGCAACTCGTGAGCAAGCAATGTCAGTTCCTGCTGTTGCAAGAGCAAGAAACATAATTTGTTCAACTGTTGGATCATTGCCGATTGAAACTTATAATCATTTTACAAAAGAGCATATTCGACCAACAAGAGTTTTAATGCAACCAGATGCACGAATTCCTGGATCTGCAACTTATGCTTGGATCGCTGAGGATCTATTATTTCATGGTTTTGCTTATGGTCAGGTTTTAGATAGTTATTCCGACAGCGATGGCGCAAGAGTTCGAGCATGGACAAGAATTTCACCAGATAGAATTACATATCAATTAAATTACAATCAAACGGAAATTTTGTTTTACAAAATTGATGGTGAGGAATTACCTTTACATGGAACTGGCAGTTTAGTCGTATTCAGCGGACTTGACGAAGGTGTATTGAATAGAGCCGGTCGCACAATAAGAGCAGCACAAGAATTAGAAAAAGCAGCTGAGATGTATGCCAAAGAGCCAGTTCCAACAATGGTGCTTAAATCAAATGGCACAAATCTTACTCCAGAGCGAATTACAAGATTGCTAGAAAGTTGGAAAGCAAGCAGAGCAACTAGATCAACTGCATTCCTAAATGCTGATGTTGAATTACAGGCTTTAGGATTTGATCCGGCTAAATTACAATTAAATGAAGCTCGTCAATACCTCGCTTTGGAATGCTCGAGGGCGGTAGGAATTCCTGCAAGTTTTGTATCTGCAGAAACTACATCAATGACTTATTCAAACATGACAGCCGAAAGAAAAGCATTGATTGATTTTTCTTTGCGTCCAGTATTAACTGCAATTGAACAAAGACTTTCAATGGCTGATTTTGTGCCAAATGGTGTTGAGGTCAGATTTGACATTGACGATTTCTTGCGTGGATCTGCATTAGAGCGTGCGCAAGTTTATGAAATCTTAAATCGCATTGGCGCAATGAGCGTTGAGCAAATACAAGAGGAGGAGGACTTGATCCGATGAGTAAAAAATTACAGATCAATTTCCCAATAACACTAACTGCAGCCGATAGTCGGAAACGAACAATTTCTGGCACGATCGTGTCATGGAATGAAAAAGGTATGACAAGTGCTGGCGCAACAGTATTTAAGGAAGGCAGCATTGATTTTTCAAAGCCTGTCAAATTATTACTAGAGCATGATCGCACCCGCCCCATTGGCAAACTAATTGATATTACAGCTGACGATAAAGGCATCCAAGCAACATTTAAGATTGCAGGAACAATTGCTGGAGATGACAGCATCCTTGAAGCAGCCGAAGGATTACGAGATGGATTTAGCGTTGGCGTAGTCGTCGATGATTTTGATGCTAACAAGGGAGTAATGACTGTTAAAGCATCTAGGCTCATGGAAGTCAGCCTTGTTGCTGAACCCGCCATCAATAGCGCACGAGTTGAGGAAATAGCAGCTAGTGAAACACCAGAGAATTCCGAAGCAACCGCTGAGGAGCAAACAAAAACACAGGAGGACAAATTGTCTGACACACAAACAGCTCCTATCGCCACCGAAGCGGTAGAAGCAGCAAAGTCTGAGCCTGTGGCAATTCAAGCAACACAACCAGTTGCTTATACAAAGCCACGCTCACCAATTAACACACAGGCTCGATTCTTAGAGCACTCAATCAAAGCATCACTTGGAAATCGTGATTCTGCTGAATGGGTAGCACACGCAAAGGCTGAGGATGCAAAAATTCTTACAGCAGCTGATGACAGTTTTTCAACTAACCCAGCATTCAAGCCAATTCAATATGTTTCACAGGTAGTTGATACACAAATCGGTGCTCGAGGTGCAATTGATGCAATCGGCACACGCAGACTGCCAAACGCAGGCATGACTGTAAGTTTCCCAAAGATTACAACCTCAGGAAGCGTTGAGGAAAAGGGTGAGGGTGTTGCACCATCCGAAACCGGAATTGTCAGCTCCTATGTGGATGCCACAGTCAAAGCCTATAAGGGTTTGCAACGCTACAGCGTTGAAATTCTTGATAGGGCGGATCCTAGCTTTTATCAGGCGATGCTTGAGAACATGCGTCGAGTTTATGCTCAAGCAACTGAAGCTGCAGTAATTGCAGAACTAACTTCTGGCGGAACAGCAGGAACTGCAACATCTGCTGATCTTGATGGAATTGTTGCATTCGTAAAGACTGAAACACCTGCTGCATATCTTGCAACTGGTGAGTTAGCAACACGCTACATTGCTGGAACTTCACAATGGGGTCTGTTAATTGGAGCGCAAGATTCAAGCAAGCGTCCAGTATTTTCAGCTGTTAATCCACAAAATGCTGCTGGCGCAGTTTCACCATTATCACTTCGTGGAAATGTAATGGGTCTTGACCTATATGTTTCAAACAAAGCAGTATCAACTTCAATTGATGAGAGCGCATTCATTGTTGTTCCATCATCTGTTGCAATCATGGAAAGCCCAGTTCTACAACTTTCAACAAATGTTGTTTCAACTGGCGAAATCGAAACAATGCTTTACGGCTACTTAGCTGTTAAGACACTTGTTGCCGGTGGAGTTCGTCGCTTTAACCTTACCTAATAAGTAAGTAAATTCATGCCTGAGGTTGCTCCCGATCTCAGGCAGTTGCTCTAGGGAGAACCTAAGGAGATGACATGCCAACCATAATTACAGCCTCACAGTTGCGATCTGTGCTTGGTGTGTCATCTGCCTTATATGACGACACTTATCTAAACCAAATTATTGACACAGCAGAAACAGTTATTTTGCCAATGCTTACAACATTCAAAAGTCCAATTCAAGCAACTGAATTGTCAGCCAATGTTGCTACATTTACCACACTAGGAATTCATGAATTTACCGAAGGACAATCAGTTGTCATCACAGGATGCGGAAGCCCTTACAACGGAACAAGAGCTGTGCTGGCAGATAATCTTGGACAATATACCTTTTCGCAATCAATCACTAATGCCGATCTACTCGAAGTTAATGTCATCCCATCCGGAGTTGCTGCCCTTTCTGGCGGATCAACTTATGTTGGAAATG